ATGCCATCGACTTTGATCGCGCCCGCGCTGAGATCGGGTGCCGCATGGCTCGCTTGCGAACCCGAAGATGTCCAGCAAGAGTTTCTGAACGATCTGAGTGATCACGAGCTGCTGGCGTTGCCGCATATCTTCGAGTTCTGGGCGCTGGAGCACCAGTTGCCCCCCGAGGGCGACTGGCGGTCCTGGGTCATCATGGGAGGGCGTGGCGCGGGGAAAACCCGCGCCGGGGCCGAGTGGGTGCGCAGCCTGGTCGAGGGGTCGATGCCGCTGGACCCGGGGCGCTGCGCGCGGGTGGCGATCGTGGGTGAAACGCTGGATCAGGCCCGCGAGGTCATGGTGTTCGGTGACAGCGGTATCCTGGCCTGTTCGCCGCCCGACCGGCGTCCGACGTGGCACGGGGGGCGGCGGATGCTTATCTGGCCAAACGGGGCCACGGCGCAGATATTCTCGGCGCATGAGCCCGAGGCGTTGCGCGGGCCGCAGTTCGATGCGGCCTGGGTGGATGAGCTGGCCAAGTGGAAGCGCGGGCAAGAGGCCTGGGACATGCTGCAATTCGCGCTGCGGCTGGGCGACAGGCCGCAGGTCTGCGTGACCACGACGCCGCGCAACGTGGGCGTTCTGAAAGACCTGCTGGAGCGCGAAAGCACGGTGCAGACCCATGCGCCAACCGAGGCCAATGCCGCCAACCTGGCCCCCAGTTTCATGGCGGAGATGCGCGCGCGCTATGCCGACACGCGGCTGGGGCGGCAGGAGCTGGAGGGCGTTCTGATGGAGGATGCCGAGGGCGCGCTGTGGTCCCGAGACATGATCGAGGGCGCGCGGATTGCCGATATGCCGGAGCTGGACCGGATCGTGGTGGCGGTGGATCCGCCGGTGACGGGGCATGCGAAATCGGACGAATGCGGGATCGTGGTGGTGGGGGTGCGCCAATGCGGCGGGCCGCAGCACTGGCAGGCCTGCGTGCTGGAGGATGCCAGCATCAGCGCCGCGCGGCCCGATGTCTGGGCGCGGGCGGTGATCGCGGCGCGTGACAGGTGGGGGGCGCAGTCGGTGGTGGCCGAGGTCAACCAGGGCGGCGACATGGTCGAGGCCGTGTTGCGGCAGGTCGATGCCATCGTGCCGCTGCGCAAGGTGCGCGCCACGGTCAACAAGCAGGCGCGGGCCGAGCCTGTGGCCGCGCTTTATGCGCAGGGGCGGGTCAGCCATCTGCGCGGTTTCGGCCTGCTGGAGGACCAGATGTGCGCGATGACCACCGCCGGGTTCGAGGGCACAGGCAGCCCTGACAGGCTGGATGCGCTGGTCTGGGCCCTGAGCGACCTGGTGATCGAACCGGCGGGCAAATGGCGGCATCCGACGGTGCGCGCGCTCTAGTTCATTTATCTTAAACCTTTAACGGCAGGTTGGGTTTCGACGGCGCAAGGGCCAGCGACACGACCCGCAGGCAGCCCCCGGAACAAGGAGCAACACGCATGGTTATGCAATTCTTTCGACGCGAGGCGCAGGCAGCGGTGCCCGAGCACAAGGCCAGCGCCACCGGGCGCGTTGCAGCCTTTGGCAGCGGCGGGCGCGTGGCCTGGAGCCCGCGCGATACGGTCAGCCTGACGCGGACGGGATACGCGGGCAACCCGGTGGTGCATCGCTGTGTCAAGATGATCGCCGAGGCGGCGGCGTCGCTGCCCCTGGTGTTGCAGGACAAGGCGCAGCGGTATGACACGCATCCGCTGTTGTCGCTGGTGCGGCGGCCCAACCCGGCACAGGGCAAGGCCGAGTTGTTCGAGGCGCTGTATGGCCATCTGCTGCTGTCGGGCGATGCCTATGTCGAGGCGGTGGCGGGAGCCGGGATGGTGCCGGGCGAATTGCATGTGTTGCGGTCGGACCGGATGCAGGTGGTGCCGGGCGCCGATGGCTGGCCGGTGGCGTATGCGTATGTCGTGGGGTCGCGCACGCATCGGTTCGACATGACGGGCGAGGCGCCGACCGTGTGTCACATCCGGGCGTTCCACCCGCAGGACGACCATTACGGGCTGTCGCCCTTGCAGGCGGCGGCGCAGGCGCTGGACGTGCACAACGCGGCAAGCCGGTGGTCGAAGGCCTTGCTGGACAATGCCGCGCGGCCCTCGGGGGCGATCATCTACAAGGGGCCGGATGGCGCCGGAGGATTGAGCAGCGATCAGTATGACCGGCTGGTGATCGAAATGGAGGCCCATCACCAGGGCGCGCGCAATGCGGGCCGTCCGATGCTGCTGGAGGGCGGGCTGGACTGGAAACCGATGGGGTTCTCGCCTTCGGACATGGAATTCCAGCAGACCAAGGAAAGTGCGGCGCGCGAAATCGCGCTGGCCTTCGGGGTGCCGCCGATGCTGCTGGGGATTCCGGGCGACGCGACCTTCGCCAATTATCAAGAGGCGAACCGGGCTTTTTACCGCCTGACGGTGCTGCCCCTGGCCACGCGGGTGGTGGCGCAGGTGTCGGACTGGCTGTCGGATTTCGCGGGCGAGGCGATGGAGCTGAAGCCCGATCTGGACCAGGTGCCCGCGCTGGCGGCGGAGCGGTCCGAGGTCTGGCGGCGGGTCGGCGAGGCCGGATTCCTGACGGATGCGGAAAAGCGCAGCCTGCTGGGCCTGCCCGCGCTGAGCGAGGCGGCGGATGGATGACCGGCGCTATGGGTTCGAGGCCTTTGACTGCGCGCCCGCGCTGAGGCTGGAAGCGCATGAACGGGTCAGCCAGCTGCAGATCGAGGGGCTGAAACAGCGGGCCGAGCGGCTGGAGGGGCTGATCGAGAAGCTGGAGAAGCGGCTGTGGCTGGCGGTCTACGGCATCGTGGGCATGTTTCTGGCGCAGGCGGTGCAATCGTTGTTGGAGATGACGCCATGAACGGGAAAGAGATCGGAATGGAAAGCGGATTGGAAACCAAGTTCTGCCGTTTGGGCGGCGATCTGGTGGTCAGCGACGGCGCGGTGATCGAGGGCTATGCCAGCCTGTCGGTGCGGCCGATCAGGGCGGTGACGTTGTGCAGGCAGGGGCCTATGACGCCAGCCTGAAGGCGCTGGCCGCCGACCGCCGCGCGGTCAGGATGCTGTGGCAGCACGATCCGGCCCAGCCCATCGGCGTCTGGGACGAGGTGCGCGAGGATGCACGGGGCCTGTATGTCAAGGGCCGCATCCTGGACAGCGTCGAACGCGGCCGTGAGGCGGCGGCGCTGATCGCGGCGGGGGCCATCGACGGGTTGTCGATCGGGTATCGCACGCGGCGGGCGGTGAAGAATGACAAGGGCCAGCGGCTTTTGACGGAACTGGAGCTTTGGGAGGTGTCGTTGGTGACCTTCCCGATGCTGCCCAGTGCGCGGGTGGGTCAGAAGGGCGAGACGCCCGGACTGGACGCCACGTTGCGCGAACTGGCGGCGGTGTTCGACGCGGCCCGCCAGGAGCTGGCGCGGGACTAGCCCCGCGCGCGACCACACCACGAACCAGAAAAGGTGATGAGCATGACCGAGACCAAGTCTCGGACCGGGAAAGATGTGTCTCCGGTCATCGAGGCGAAGACCGCGATTGCGGGCTTTGTCAGCGAGTTCAAGGGGTTTCGTGATGAAATCCGCAACCGTCTGCAACAACAGGAAGAGAAAGTGACCATGCTGGAACGTAAATCCACCTTCAAGACCGCACGCCCGGCGCTGGCGATGACCTCGGATTCCGAGGCCCCGCATCAAAAGGCGTTCGATGCCTATCTGCGCACCGGCGACGATGACGCGCTGCGTGGTCTGGCGCTGGAAGGCAAGGCGATGAACACCGCCGTGGCGGCCGATGGCGGCTATCTGGTCGATCCGCAGACCGCCGAGACGATCCGCAACGTGCTGAACGGGGCCGCCTCGATCCGGGCGATTGCCAATGTCGTGGGTGTCGAGGCGACCACCTATGACGTGCTGGTGGATCATGGCGATGTCAGCCACGGCTGGAACACCGAGACCGACAGCGTGACGGAAAGCAGCACGCCGACGATCGACCGGATCAGCATCCCGCTGCACGAGCTGTCGGCGATGCCCAAGGCGTCGCAGCGCCTGCTGGATGACAGCGCCTTCGATCTGGAAAGCTGGCTTGCCGGTCGCATCGCGGACAAGTTCGCCCGGGCCGAGGCCGCGGCCTTTGTCAACGGGGACGGTGTGGACAAGCCCACGGGGTTCCTGACCAAGGCACATGTGCCGCAGGCGACGTGGTCGTGGGGCAGCCTGGGCTATGTCGCCAGCGGAGCGGATGGAGCGTTTGACGGCCCCGACGCGCTGGTCGATCTGGTTTATGCGCTCGGGGCGCAGTATCGCGCCAATGCGGCTTTCGTGATGAATTCGAAGTCCGCCGGTGCCGTTCGCAAGCTCAAGGACGCGGATGGGCGGTTCCTGTGGTCGGACGGTCTGGCCGCCGGAGAGCCTGCGCGTCTGCTGGGGTATGCGGTGCTGATCGCCGAGGACATGCCGGACATGGGCAGCGGGGCCACCGCCATTGCGTTTGGTGATTTCGGGGCGGGCTATACGGTTGCCGAACGGCCCGACCTGCGCGTGCTGCGCGACCCGTTCAGCGCCAAGCCGCATGTGCTGTTCTATGCCACCAAGCGCGTGGGCGGCGATGTCAGCGATTTTGCGGCCATCAAGCTGCTGAAATTCTCGGTGTCGTAAGCGCCGGGGATCGGGGACGGGTGTTTGCCCGTCCCCGGGGCGCGCGCCGAGATGAACGGTGTTGTCTGGCTGCTCCCTCCGTTCGAGCAACGCTGACGGCGCGCGTCTGCCCGATCCGCCGGAGGCCCAAGTTTGGAGATAGGTCCATGATGTTGATGGAAGAGAGCGAGGTCGCGCAGGCGGCCCTGCCGCTGGCCGGGTTCAAGGCGCATCTGCGTCAGGGCACCGGATTTGCCGAGGATGGGTTGCAGGACGAGGTTCTGGAAGGGTTCCTGCGGGCGGCGCTGGCGACGATCGAGGCGCGCACCGGCAAGGTGCTGCTGGCACGCGGGTTCCAGTTGAGCCTGCACGGCTGGCGCGATGCCACGGGCCAGGCCCTGCCGGTGGCGCCGGTCACGTCGCTGGGCCCCGTGGTTCTGGTGGACCGGGACGCCGATGAAAGGGTGGTCGATCCGGCGCTTTACCGGCTGGATGCCGACATGCAGCGTCCGCGGCTTGTGCCGGTGGCAACCCTTTTGCCCGCGATCCCGCAAGGCGGGGTGGCGCGGATCGGTTTTGCCGCCGGAATGGCCGACACGTTTGACGGTCTGCCCGCGGACTTGCGCCAGGCGATCAAGCTGCTGGCGGCGCATTACTACGAGTATCGCGACGAGACCGGCCTGAAGGCGGGTTGCATGCCGTTTGGCGTCACCAGCCTGATCGAGCGGTATCGCACCGTGCGTCTGCTGGGCGGGGGTGCCAGATGAGCCGCCGCATAAGCCTGAGCCGCCAGATGGTGCTGGAGACGCCGACGCGCGCGCCCGACGGGGCCGGCGGCGTTGTGCGTGGCTGGGAGGTCATGGGCACGCTGTGGGCCGAGGTTGTGGCGCGCAACGGGCGGGAACGGATCGGCGATGGCGCGCAGATGTCGCTGACCGGCTATCGCATCACGGTGCGTGCGGCCCCGGTGGGCCACGCCATGCGGCCCCGCCCCGAACAGCGGTTCCGCGATGGCGCGCGCATCTTTCGCATCACCGCCGTGGCCGAGGCCGATCTGCGCGGGCGGTATCTGACCTGCCATGCCGAAGAGGAGGTTGTCGCATGAGTTACGCAATGGCGGCCGCGCTGCAATCGGCGGTGTATCAGGCCCTGACCGGCAATGCGGCGCTGACCGCGCTGGTGGGCGATGCGGTCTATGACGTGGTGCCTGCGGGGGCTTTGCCGCCGGTCTATGTCAGCCTTGGCCCGGAAGAGGCGCGTGATGCCTCGGACAAGACGGGCGGTGCGGCGCGGCATGATTTCACCGTGTCGGTGGTGGCGGGCGACAGCGGCTTTCATGCCGCCAAGTCGGTGGCGGCGGCGGTGAGCGATGCGCTGCTGGGGACCGGCCTGACCCTGAGCCGGGGGCGTCTGGTGGCGCTGAACTTCGTGCGGGCGCGCGCCACCCGCGCGGGCACCGGACAGGCGCGCCGGATCGACCTGCGGTTTCGCGCGCATATCGACGACGACTAATCCCATCAATCAGGAGAACGACCATGGGTGTACAGAATGGCAAGGACCTGCTGATCAAGGTCGATCTGACCGGCGACGGGCAGTTTGCCACCATCGCGGGGCTGCGGGCCACACGGATCAGTTTCAACGCGGAAAGCGTGGATGTGACCAGCCTGGAAAGCCAGGGTGGCTGGCGCGAACTGCTGGCCGGGGCCGGTGTGAAATCGGCGGCGATCAGCGGCTCGGGCGTGTTCCGCGACAGCGACACGGATGAACGTGCGCGGCAGATCTTCTTCGACGGAGAGATCCCCGAGTTTCAGGTCGTGATCCCCGATTTCGGCATCGTCGAGGGGGCGTTCCAGGTCACGGCACTGGAATACGCGGGCAGCCACAATGGCGAGGCGACATACGAGATGTCGATGGCCTCGGCCGGGGCGCTGGCGTTTGCGGCGCTGTGATGGCGAACCGTTGGCGTGGGGAGGTGACGCTGGTCATGGATGGCGAGCGGCACGTGATGAAGCTGACGCTGGGGGCGCTGGCCGAGCTGGAAGAGGCGCTGGAGGCGGGCACGCTGGTGGCGCTGGTCGAGCGGTTCGAGGCGGGGCGGTTCTCCACCCGTGACGTGCTGGCCCTGTTGCTGGCGGGATTGCGCGGGGGCGGTTGGGCCGGTGATGCGCGGGCTTTGGCCGCTGCCGAGATTGCGGGCGGGCCGATGGCGGGCGCGCGGGCGGCGGCAGAATTGCTGGCGCGTGCCTTTGCCTTGCCGGAGGAGGCGCGGGCATGAGCGGCTTTGACTGGCCGGGCATGATGCGGGCCGGGATGACCGGACTGCGGCTGACGCCCGACCAGTTCTGGGCGCTGACACCTGCGGAACTGATGCTGATGCTGGGACAGGGCGCGGGCCCTGTCCCGATGGGGCGCTCGCGGCTGGAGGAAATGCTGGCCGCGTTCCCCGACAACCCGGAAAGGGCAGAGAGATGAGCGATTACGACGGGCTGGACGCGCTGGAGGCGCAGCTTGATACGCTGGAGACGGCGATGGCAGGGGCAACGGGCATGGCCGCCGGTTTCGAGGCCGAGCTGGTGCGGATGCGGGCGACGTTCTCGGCCACCGGCAAGGATGTGCAGACATTGGAGCGCGGCATGAGCCGGGGGTTGCGGCGCGCCTTTGACGGGGTGCTGCTGGACGGCATGAAACTGTCGGATGCGTTGCAGACCATGGCGCACGCAATGATCAACACGGCCTATTCCGCCGCGGTCAAACCCGTGACCGACCACATGGGCGGGATGCTGGCGCAGGGCATGGGCAACCTGATGGCAGGCATCCTGCCGTTCGAAAAGGGTGCCGGGTTCGCGCAGGGCCGGGTCATGCCCTTTGCCAAGGGTGGCGTGGTGGGCGCGCCCACTTATTTTGCCATGCGCGGCGGCACCGGTTTGATGGGCGAGGCCGGCCCCGAGGCGATCATGCCGTTGACGCGGGGGGCCGATGGCAGCCTGGGCGTGCGCGCCCAGGGAGGCGGAGGTGTCAGCGTGGTGATGAACATCCAGACGCCGGATGCCGACAGTTTCCGCCGCAGTCAGAGCCAGATTGCCGCACAGGTCAGCCGCGCGCTGGGCCGCGCGCAGCGCAACCGCTGAGGACAGAGCCATGGGATTTCACGAGATACGGTTTCCGGCGAACCTGAGCTTCGGCTCGGTCGGTGGACCAGAGCGGCGCACGGATGTCGTGACGCTGGCCAACGGGTTCGAAGAGCGCAACAGCCCCTGGGCGCATTCGCGCAGGCGCTATGATGCGGGTGTCGGGCTGCGGTCGTTGGACGATGTCGAGGTGCTGATCGCGTTCTTCGAGGCGCGGCACGGGCAGTTGCACGGGTTTCGCTGGAAGGACTGGTCGGATTTCAAATCCTGTCGGCCGTCGATGCAGCCGGTCTATACCGATCAGGTGATCGCAATGGGCGACGGGGTGACAACGGAATTCGGGTTGAAGAAACACTACCGCTCGGGCGCGCAAGGCTATTTGCGGCCCATCGTCAAGCCCGTGGCGGGCAGCGTGCGCATCGGAATCGAAGGTGACGAGCAACAGGAGGGCCTGCATTGGCAGCTTGATCCGGCGACCGGCGTCGTGCGGTTCTTATCGCCGCCAAATGCGGGCATGGAGATCACCGCAGGCTTCGAGTTCGACGTGCCGGTGCGGTTCGATACCGACCGTATCCAGACCAGCGTCGCCAGCTTTCGCGCGGGCGAGGTGCCCAACGTTCCGGTTGTCGAAGTGAGGATCTAGGCCATGGATCAGGCATTTCAGGATCATGTCGCGGGCGGTCTGACCACGTTGGCAAGCGCCTGGGCGATCTCGCGCAGCGATGGCGTGGTGCTGGGCTTCACGGACCACGATTGCGACTTGCGGTTCGACGGCATCGTGTTTCGCGCCGACAGCGGGATGACGGCAACGGCGTTGCAGCAGGGCACCGGGTTGGCGGTGGACAATGCCGAGGCGCTGGGGGCGCTTCGCGATGACAGTATCTCGGAGAGCGACATCGACGCGGGCCGGTTTGACGGGGCCGAACTGCGGGCCTGGATCGTGAACTGGGCGGATGTGTCCCAACGCCATCTGCGGTTTCGCGGCACCATCGGCGAGATCAAGCGCGCGGGCGGGGCGTTCCACGCCGAGTTGCGCGGTCTGACCGAGGCGCTGAACCGGCCCATCGGGCGGGTGTACCAACGGCCGTGCTCGGCGGTGCTGGGGGATGCGACCTGCGGGTTTGATCTATCGACACCCGGTTTCGCGGCAGAGGTGGTGCTGCGCCAGGTCGATGAGCGTGGCGAGATGCGGTTTGACGCCCTGCCGGGGTTCGAGCCCGGTTGGTTCGCGCGCGGACGGCTGAATGTGCTTGACGGGGCTGCGGCGGGCCTGCGTGGGCAGATAAAACGCGATGAGGCTGCGTCAGAGGGGCGCAACGTGGCGCTTTGGGTGCCGCTGAGGATTGCCCCGGCGGTTGGTGACCGCGTGCGGTTGAGTGCGGGGTGTGACAAGCGTTTCGACAGTTGCCGGTTCAAGTTCGACAACGCGCTGAATTTTCAGGGCTTTCCCGATCTGCCAAGCGAGGACTGGCTGATGGCCGTGCCCGCGCGGGCGGGGGATCTTGGCGGGGGGAGTCGGCGATGAGCATCGAGGTTGTCATGGCCGCGCGGGGCTGGATCGGCACGCCCTATCTGCATCAGGCCAGCCGCAAGGGGGCGGGGGCCGATTGCCTGGGCCTTGTGCGCGGGGTCTGGCGCGAGGTCTGGGGCTGTGAACCCGAACCGGTGCCGGCCTATACCGCCGACTGGTCCGAACCACAGGGCGACGAGGTGCTTTGGCGCGCGGCCGAGCGGCATTTGCGGCGGGTGCCGAAGGGTGATCCACGTTCCGGCGACATTTTGCTATTTCGGATGCGCGCCGGCGGCGTGGCCAAGCATTTGGGGATCGCGGCAGAGATTGGCGCTGTTCCGACGTTCATACACGCCTATTCCGGTCACGCGGTTGTAGAAAGCCCGCTGAGCGCGCCCTGGGCGCGGCGGATCGTGGCGCGGTTCCGGTTCCAGCAGGAGGTTTGAGATATGGCGACGATGGTTCTGTCGGCGGCGGGGGCGGCGATTGGCGGCTCGATTGGTGGATCGGTTCTGGGGCTGTCCTCGGTCGTGTTGGGGCGGTTTGCCGGGGCCAGCCTGGGCCGGGTGATCGACCAGCGGCTGATGGGGCAGGGATCGGACGTGGTGGAACAGGGCCGCACGGATCGGTTTCGCATCACCGCCGCGGGCGAGGGCGCGCCGATCGCGCAGGTGTTCGGGCGCATGCGTGTGGGCGGGCATGTCATCTGGGCCAGCGCGTTCCACGAGCGGGTGACGCGCAGTGGCGGCGGCAAGGGCAGCCCGTCACGGCCTGCGACGGACAGCTACAGCTATTCCGTCAGCCTGGCGATCGGTCTGTGCGAGGGCGAGATCGGCGGCGTGTTGCGGGTCTGGGCGGATGGCGACGAGATCGCCCCCGATGATCTGAACATGCGGGTGTACACCGGCGCACGAGATCAACTGCCCGATCCAAAGATCGAGGCGGTCGAGGGCGCGGGTGCTGTGCCGGCGTATCGCGGCACCGCCTATGTGGTGATAGAGGACCTGGCGCTGGATCTTTTCGGAAACCGCGTGCCGCAGTTCAGTTTCGAGGTGCTGCGCCCGTCAGAGGCACGTGGACCTGACCGTGACCCGGTGCATAACGTCAAGGCGGTGGCGCTGATGCCCGGCACCGGGGAGTATGCGCTGGCGACCTCGCCGGTCACGGTCAAGTACGGGCCGGGGGAAAGCCGCAGCCTGAACATCAATTCGCCGTCCGGGCGCAGTGACATGGAAACGTCGATGACAGCCCTGCAGGCGGAAATTCCGGCCTGCGAGGCGGTGTCGCTGATCGTCAGCTGGTTTGGTGACGATCTGCGGGCCGGGCAATGCAGCCTGCGCCCCAAGGTGGAACAGACGGCGTTCGACGGGGTCGAGATGCCCTGGACCGTGTCGGGGCTGACCCGTGCGGCGGCGCAGACCGTGCCCGAGGAGGACGGGCGTGTGGTCTATGGCGGCACGCCGGCGGATGCATCGGTGATCCAGGCGATCCGTCACATGGCGGATCAGGACAAGGCGGTGATGTTCTATCCCTTTATCCTGATGGACCAACTGGATGGCAACGGGCGCGTTGATCCATGGAGCGGATCAGGGGATCAGCCGCGCCTGCCCTGGCGCGGGCGGATCACCGGGTCGATGGCACCGGGGCAGGACGGAACACCAGACAGGACCGCAGCGGCCGAGGCCGAAATCGCGGCCTTCGTCGGCACCGCTCAAGCAAACGATTTCCGGATCGCGGACGGCAAGGTGGTGTATTCCGGGCCGGATGAGTGGAGCTATCGCCGGTTCATCCTGCACTATGCGGCGTTGTGCGCGGCGGCGGGTGGCGTCGAGGCGTTTTGTATCGGGTCGGAAATGCGCAGCCTCACGCAGCTGCGCGGTGAGGTGGACCGCTTTCCCTTTGTCACCGCGCTTCGGCAGATCGCGGCCGAGTGCCGTGCGTTGTTGGGGGCGGGAGTGAAGATTGGATACGCTGCCGACTGGTCGGAGTATTTCGGCTATCAGCCGCAGGATGGCAGTGGCGATCGTTACTTTCACCTTGATCCGCTGTGGGCCGATCCGAACATCGATTTCATCGGTATCGACAATTACATGCCGCTGTCGGACTGGCGCGAGGGCCGGGATCATGCGGATGCCGTGTGGGGCAGCATCTATGATCTGGCGTATCTGAGATCGAATGTCGCGGGAGGCGAGGGGTACGACTGGTTCTACCACTCTGACGCGGCGCGCGCGGCGCAGATCCGCACGCCAATTTCTGATGAGGCGCATGAAGAGCCGTGGATCTGGCGCTTCAAGGACATTCGCAACTGGTGGTCCAACCCGCATCACGAGAGGGTGGGCGGGCTGCGCAGCGCCGAGCCGACAGCATGGGAGCCGGGGGTGAAACCGATCTGGTTCACCGAACTGGGGTGTGCCGCGATCGACAAGGGCACCAACCAGCCCAACAAGTTTCTCGACCCGAAATCATCGGAATCCGCGTTGCCGCATTTTTCGAACGGGCAGCGGGACGAGCTGATCCAGATGCAGTATCTTCGGGCAATGTATGCCTGGTGGCTGGACCCGGCGAACAACCCGGTGTCAGAGGTGTACGAAGGCCCGATGGTGGATATGTCGCGCGGGTTCGTCTGGGCCTGGGATGCGCGGCCGTTCCCGTTCTTTCCCGGCAATCTCGACACGTGGTCGGATGGAGAAAATTACGCCCGCGGGCACTGGATCAGCGGACGGATGGCGGGGCAGTCGCTGGCCTCGGTGGTGGAAGAGGTCTGCGCAAGGGCCGGTGTTTCGGCGGTCGATACCAAAGGATTGCACGGGTATCTGCGCGGCTATGCGGTGTCGGATGTGGATACCGCGCGCGGGATTTTGCAACCGCTGATGCTGGCCTTTGGTGTCGACGCCGTGGAGCGTGACGGCGCGCTGCAGTTTCGCATGCGCGGCGAAGCGAAGGTGACCCCGATTGATCCCGCGCACCTTGTGGACAGTGAAGAGGTCGAGGGACGGCTGCAACTGATCCGGGCCGCAGAGGCGGAACTGGCCGGGCGTCTGCGCCTGAGGTTTGTCGAAACGGATGCGAATTTCGAGGTGGCCGCCGAGGAGGCGGTGCTTCCGGACGACGTAACGCAGGCGGTCGCGACCACGGATATGCCACTGGCGCTGACGCGGCGCGAGGGGCGGCAACTGCTGGAACGATGGCTGGCCGAGTCGCGGGTGGCGCGCGATACGGTCCGGCTGGCGCTGCCGCCGTCGCACATGGGTTTGGGGGCCGGTGACATCGTGGCCCTCGAGGCGGGGCTGTTCCGCATCGACCGGGTCGAGCAGGGGCCTTACCAGGTGATCGAGGCAGGCCGGATCGAGCCGGGCGTCTACGACCCTGCCGACATCGCCGAGATCGCCCCGCGTCTGGCGCCTTTCGTGGCCCCTGTGCAGGTTGAGGCGCAATTCCTGGATCTGCCGCTGATGCGCGGCGACGAGGTGCCGCACAGCCCGCACCTGGCCGTATCGGCCAAGCCTTGGCCAGGAAGCGTGGCGGTGTTCAGCACCCCGGGACAAGGCGAGCTGACCCTGAATACCGTCATCGCCGGACGCGCCACGATGGGCCTGCTGGAAACGCCCTTGCGGGCTGGTCCGGTCGGACGTTGGCAGTGGCAGGGAGACATGCAGGTGCGCCTGATCGGTGGGGCCTTGCAGAGCGTCGAGGCGGATGCGCTGATTTCGGGGGCAAACCTTGCCGCGGTTGGCGACGGCACGCCCGAGGGGTGGGAGCTGCTCCAGTTTCGCGATGCCGAGCCGCTGGGCGACGGGCGGTACATCCTGCGGGTGCTGTTGCGGGGCCAGTTCGGCAGTGACGCGGTGATGCCCGAGGCGTGGCCGGTCGGGTCGAAATTTGTTCTGATCGACAACGCACCCGAGCAGATCGCCCTTCCAGCGGCGGCGCGCGGCCTGGCACGGACCTATCGGGTGGGGCCGGCACGACGGCCGGTGGATGATCCGTCCTACACCGCGTTCCAACTGGCCTTTGACGGCATCGGGCTGCGGCCCTATGCCCCAGTGCATCTGCGCGCGGCGCGCAACGCGGAGGGAGGCATCAGCGTGTCATGGATACGGCGCACGCGGATCGGCGGCGACAACTGGGATGGGGTGGATGTGCCGCTGGGCGAAGAGGCTGAAACCTACCTGCTGCGCGTCGAGCAGGACGGGACCGTGCGGCGCGAGGTCATCCTGAGCGCACCGCGCTGGACCTACGATCCCGCGCAGGAAGCCGCGGACACTGGCGGCGGTCCGTATGCGATCACGGTTGCGCAGGTGTCGGCCACGGTGGGCGCCGGATATTCTGCGCGGTGTGACGTGGCGGGGGCATAGGCCCTGCGCAGGGTGACGCATGCCGATGTGGTCGTGGCCGCGCGGCGTTTGTTTGCGCAGCCACCGGGCAAGCGTGCGGCGGAACTGGACCGGTTGCTGATGCGCGCGCAGGCGGCGGATCTGTATTGGTGTCAGGTCTGCTGCAGCCACCCCGACTGGGGCGACGGCTCGCTGGGGGCGGCGGCTTGGCGTGCCGACTTGCCTCCGGAACCGGCGTTGAGCGATCGCGACTACCTGTCGTGCCTGGTTCTGGTGTTCGACCGGTTGGCGCGCCGTGGCAGTTACCGCCCCGCGCAGGAGACGCATTTGGGCATCGTGGCATCCAGCGACAGCCGCTTGTCCGAAATCTCGTCACCACAGTCCGAGCAATAG